TATTGCACCAGTACCAGAACCAGTGATTAATTCATTTGAATTCCATAGGGAATTACCATTATTTTCAACTACAGAACCAACAGTAAGTTTCTTGGTCTGACTATCCCAAGCAGTTACTGTTGCTGTAATTCCTGTAATAGATCCTGTTACAGTTTCACCTACAGAATAGTATTGAGCAGCACTTTGATCAAGACTACGGAACGTAAATTCAACTGTAGCAACGTGAGCATCACCATCACCTAATGCACCAGCAACTGATACTGTAGGAGATAGTGAAGGAACAGAACCATCAGTCATTTGGTCACCAACTGCAAACAAAGTTGTGTTAGTACCACCAAGAGTCTCTTCTATACCATAAAGTGATATTGCTATACCACCATCTAGATTTATTTCACCTTCATAATCTGTACCTGTATTAATTAGGTCAGGGATACCATCACCTGCACCATCTAATTCAGCGATATCTTCGAATGCTTTATCAGGTATCTCATTAAATGGATCTGTCAAAGTAACAATGTCGTTTCCAGTTGAATCGACAAGGTTGTGTGGAGCAACACCAGTTTGAGTTGCAGCTGCAACACCACCAGTAAAGTCAATTACCTGTGATTTAACTTGTGAGCTACCACCATCAATGAATGCTAATTCATCAACTTCAAATACAAGATACAATGAACGAGTTTCTGCAACCCAGTCATAAACACGAGCAACTTTGTTACTTGAACTTTCATTAGTTCTTACAACTCTGTCACCAACGTTAAAGTTATATCCTGACGTACCATCACTATAATTTGCAAGACTATCTAAGACAACTTTCTGATCATACCTAAAATTAAGTGCACGATCACAACCAGTAAAGGATGTTAGTGTCTTACCTGTATAACGAATAACTTCCCTACCAAGTAGGATCTTACCTGAGCCTGGATAGGGAGTAGTTGTCTGTACAAATACAGTCTGATCGTTCTCTCCAACATCTTGAAGAAGACCTGTTATGTCATATAATGTCGAGTTAAATGACTGTCTATTTCTAGACTCTTTTGTGAGATCAGTATTTCTAGTGAATAGAACTTGAGGATCACTGGAATAACCACCACCAGGATTGGTAACAGCAATATTAGTAATAGCACCCAGATCAACTGTTGCTACTGCTTTACCTCCAGATCCACCACCTCCATTCAATAAAATTACAGGTGGAGTTTCATAGAACTCACCTTGATTTGATACGTTAATAGATTTAACAATACCAAATTCATCAACCTCAGTAACACCAGTAGCACCTTGTCCACCGCCACCAGAAATAATAATGTTAACATCACCTATTTCATAACTGGCACCAGCTTGTTCTAATGACAAACCAGTTATCAAACCAGTTACAGGACGTAGTTCAGCACCTGATCCACCACCACCTTTTATATCAGCAGTAGTAGCATCAGAGAAGTAATTGTCTCCGTTAGATAAAACTTGAATATATTGTAACGAACCAGCTGGAGCAGTTAAATTACCATTAATATCATATTGATCTTCTTCCCATAATATTGCTTTTGCCTTAGCACCGTGTCCATCACCAACAGTTTCTATATCAATTCTAAATGGATCATACCCTTCACCAGGATCTAAAACCTTAACAGCAGCGATCTGTCCTCCTGTAGAAATAATAGGCTCAAGAATAGCCTCCCTAATGGGAGTACCACATCCTGCGATCTTTAGTTGAGGTGGATCAGAGCTGTTATAGCCGTTACCACCATCCACCACATAAACATCTCGAACGCCAAAAATAGAGTTAAAGAGTGGTTCAATTTTTGCTCCTGATCCTGGGACAGTTCTTGTTGCCATTTATCATTTTACCGTAATTGTTCCAGCCATATCAGAGTGTTCTGTGCACTGATAATATAAGGTATTTGGTGCATCAAGAGGAACGGTGAAAGTTTGCATACCTGTATTTGATCCACTAACACCAGTTGTATACTCTGTACCAGATAGTCCAGAAGTAGACTGTAATCTTAATGGATGTGATCCACCTGCTTGGTTGTGCAAGTCATAAGTGAATCCTCTATGGAATACTAATCCAGCATTAGATACGTTAGATCCTAATCCAGGACCATTAACTGTATATGCACTCATTCCAGATGCAGTAAACCTATAAAGTAATGTTGGAGATGGCTTGTAGATAGTTGCATTATCGTGACCCTTAATGATAGATGCACCAGCAGGAGCATTACCTATCTGAGTCTGGAATCCACCACCAACTTCAGTGAAGTTAGTACCATCATTAGCAATATCAAAGGTACCGTTAGTACCAATCTTCATTCTCTTAGTACCAATCTTGATCTCACCATCAGCAGGGAGTTCAAGGTTACCATCAGAATCGATCTTTAATTTTCTAGTAGAAGCACCAAATCTAATTTCTCCATCAGGAACTGTTAGGTTACCAGAGGAATCCATTGCCAATTTGTGAGTAGTACCAAATTGAATTTCAGTATCCTGATCAAGAACTAAGTTATCATTACCATCAAACTCTAGAAGCTTCTTAGAACTAGAATCTCCAAAACGTATTTTTGATCCAGTAAGTTCTAAGATACCATTATCATCAAAGAATAATTTGTTACCACTACCAAAGTCTAAATTTTGTCCACCAATATCAACTTTACCAGACTCATCTTCACTTAGAAGACGGTTGACTGAAGTGATATGAACAGGATTTGAAACAGATAATTCTTGAGACTGGTTATCACCAACAGCAGCTACTTGGATGTAACCACGTGCTGCACCTGCTTCAGCAGTGAATGAAGTAAACTCAACCTCTGCTTTAGCACCAGTTGAATCTTCAATTTCTAATTTTGTTCCAGCCTTCATAGCAACGAAACGTAATCTAAACTTCTCTTCTTGTGTAGAATCTTCTGAAGATAATTTAGAAGCAATGGTACGAGTAGCACCAGTGTCGATACTATTAACTGTATGTGGTTGTTTCTTCTTACGTTGCATCTCCTGAGTAGTAGGCTCAGTAGATAATGCAGTATCACCCAACCAAAGTGAAGAGTTGACTAAGTAAGCATCTCTGAAACGTAATGTAGAAGAACCCAAGTCATAAGCATTATCAGTATTAGGAAGGAAGTTCGTAGAAATAACAACCTCATCACTACCATTGTTGGTAAGATTTGTTATTGCAGATCCACCACCTCCACCACCTTGTAGATCATCGCCTGGCTGCCAGCGAGCATTTGCAGTATTCCACTTAAGAACCTGTCCGTTAGTAACCCCGCTAACGTCCACGTCAGTAAGATTCGATGCTGCAAGTTGTCCCTCCGTAAATGTACTACCATTCCATTTAAGGACTTGGTTCGTTGAGGGTGATGCGATTGTTATTTGAAGGTTAGTGCTATCTCCAAGGGATGCGTATAACTCATCTATAACATTATTGAGTTTAATAGCACCGTCTCGTAAGGTATCACCTGTTCCGTCATTGGCACTTACGCCAATATTAAGGTTCTGCTTAGCCATAGTAGTGGGGTTTTTCTACAGTTTTATTTATGTAAGGTCGAATTCATAATTAGTTAGGTCAAAACGTACATCATTTCTAGTAAAGTCTGGATTGTTATTGTCTCTATCAAATGGAATAGATGTCATATCGAATTTACCAACAATACTGTCCCATTTCAGTACTGCTGAAGTATCTTCGCCACTAGTACCACCAGTGACTGTAAGGATAACAAGATTAGATGCAAGAGGGGAGTTAGATGCCTGTTGTGTTTCACCTAAAGGACCAGTAACAATACATCTAAATCGATATCCAGTCATATATGCTTGGGCTAAGACTGAATAAGATGAGGTATTAGCACCAGTAATATTCGCCCAGGCAAAGCCTCCATCAGTTGAAACTTGCCATTGATACCCTTTAGTACCATCTTCAGGTTCAATTACGGCAATCAAACTAAACGTTTGAGTACCACCACTAGCAATAGTTGCATTAGTAGGTTGATTAGTAATGATAATACTAGGAGTAGTAGGTGCATCTCCACCTTCTCCTCCACCTTCACCACCTGATGATTCCTGTCCAATACCCTGATTTGCTGGTATATTTAGAGTTTCTTTAGAAGAAAGACCAAATATATAAGGGAATTTTGGTGTCATATAACGATTGGGAAGAACCGTTATTACATTAGTACCCCCCATCTCTGGGTGATATAGGCACCAATAATAGAGATTTGCAGGTGCATCTTCAGGTACCGTGATCTCTACATACGCTCCTGGATCACCAGGTGTACCAACAACAGTAACACCATCGGTATACTCAGTTCCACCTTGATGCGTTCCATCTACAGTAGATGAAAATCTAAATGGATGTGGATGATTGCTACTATCTGATTGATCAAATCTATATGTACTTCCCTTTATAAATGTTAAGTTTGCAAATTCTACTCCATCTATAAAGTAATCACCTTGTTGTAAGGTTACCGTATAGTTTTTACTTTCTGTTTCGTCTCCCCAGAGGGTGATGAAGTAAGCAAAAGTGCCATTGGGATACTCAGGAGTATAACAAAAACGACCATTATAAACATCTAAATGCCTTCCTACTTTATCTACATTATATTCATAATCCTCCATTAATGCACCTTTAGGAGGATTTGCTGTTGTAGTACCATATGCAGGTCTATTAACAGCAATAGATTCTTTCATCTGATATCCAGTCTCCATTAAAACTACTGGAGAAGTATTATCCTGTGGTAAATTATATCCATAAGGACCATAAACAGGATAACCATCAAATGCAATACCTAAAATCTTAGAGTGTCCGTCAGGGTGACGCATATTGTCACCAACATACTGACTTAATCCATAATAATCATTATAAGCACCCATCACCTGATTGGTTTTCCAAGCACCTATAAACTCACCGTCAATATAATGATATTGATCATTAGCATTAGGACGACCACCAGCATCATCATCACCAGGATTGTACATACCAAAAGCATCAGTAGCTACCCAATTAAATCCATTTGGAGGACTACCAAGAGTACCTGCAGATGGATTATTTAAAACAACTCCATTAGCACTTATTCCAACAACACCTAGTGGTAAACTACCACCTGCTTGAGTGTTAGTACCACCTCTATATGAAAAAGCGTGACTAAAAGTATAAGACTCAACATCATTAGAATTGTTTGCATTAGGGAAAGTACCCTTAGCAACGGGATGCGGTAAACCATCTCCCGTTACTGTGAGTACATCATTGCTTGGATTGTAACTACCGTTTGCTGCCATTAGTCGTCATCAAATATTTGATCTGGGGTGAAGTTATCAACTGTGGTAGAACCTATGTTGATTGTCAGTATGGAAGATTGAGATAGGGTTGGTGTAGCACCAAGTGATGTTAATCCGACTCTAAATTCATCTCCTCCGTCACCCTGAGTTGTAGCAGGTGTAGTATATGTTGGTGATGTAGCTCCGTTAATATTTATCCATTCATTAGTACCGTAATCCTTCTTCTGCCACTGATAGTTAATAACTCCACCAGCAGGAGTTGTGGATGCGATTACAGTAAAGGAAGCAGTTTGACCTTGGTTAACTGTTGTGTTAACTGGTTGTGATTCAATAGTGATATATGATTCACCTTGTGCTTCAGATTCACCTTGAGGAATGTAGTTAGGATCATAAATGTCAATACCACCGTTAACACCAGAACCTGTAGGTCCTAAGAATGTTTCATCAACTGTCGTATGAACATCTACTGAAGGTAGTACATAACCTTGACCAGCATTCTTAACATCAATACGTGCAAGACCAACAAGTGCTTTGATCTTACCACCAAAACCAGAGGAGGAAATCACATCAACTTGAGGACGTGATGTATAACCATCACCTGAATTTGTTAGAATTGCTTCAGTAATACGACCTCTCTCTATAGTTGCTAGAGCGTCTGCGTTACGTCCACGTACAGATCCTGTGTACTCGAAAGTAATTAATGAGTTAGAAGACTCAATTAGAGCAACTTCTCTTTCAAATTCCTCACCCTCGATTGCTAGTTTATCACCAGTTTCAATTGGAGGTACAACTGTTGCTGCTATAACGTCAACATCAGAACCAATGTAGGAGAATGCAACGAATGTAGAACCCGCACGAGGAACTTCAGAGAAGATAATACGTGAACCAACAAGTTCAAAACCGATACCTGGTTCCTGTACAACACCATTTAACTGACAAATAATATTATTCTCAGGTCTGATAGTGTTAGACTGTACACCTTCAGTCAATGTTAGTGAGTAGAATACTCCACCTAACTTCAAGTTAAAGGAGTTACGTAATGAATCAAAGTCGAATGAGATGTCATCTAATTGTCTCAACTTACCTACGTAAACACCGTGGAATGTTGAATTAATTGCAGGTGCTTCAGTGAACTGAATGTTATCTGAGAATGCGGTGAATGCATTATTACCACCTGGAGGTTGTAGGATTCCATTCACGAAGATCATCATATGACCTGCAGGATCTGGGAAGTATGCAGTACCGTTATTTTCGGTTAACTTGAAGTCCTTAGTTACACCATCAAATCCTCTGAAGTACCTTCTTACACGACCACGTAGTGTCTTCGCAACTGAACAAGCACCTCTGAATCCATAATCACCAATAATCTGTGAGTTCTTCAGGAAGGTTCCAGCAGCATCACCAAGATGAATGATTGCACGTAAACCAATTTGCTCAATTCTCTCAATACGTCCATATGCAGTTGTTGCGGTAATTACAACAGAAGAGATAGCGGATGTGTATACACTTGGGAAGTTAGATCCAGAAGGAATCTTAGCAAGTTGATAAGCAACATCACCAGCAATAACTGTTAAATCATCACCGATAGCAGAGAATCTACCTTCTTCATTTGCAAGGTAAACGTACTTGTTATCAACATCGTGTTCAGTAACAACGAATGTGTGACCAACTGACTGACCTGCATTTTGAAGTTGTAGTACATCACCAACCTTAAATGTATCATCTACACCAAAGTCAGTAATTAATGATGCATATTCAAATCTAGTAATCTCGGTAGAATGGATATACTCACCAAATCCAGGCATAATATTAAATGCCTCAACTTCAATAATTTGATCAGTAACAGAACCGTAGATAACATCTCCAACACCATAGTTACCAGTAACAGTCTCAATATCAAATGTTACACGACCTGACTGATTATCGAGTAGAGCACCATCATTATTGCGTACGATAAGTGCATTTGCTCTACCAGAATCTTGCTTACTGAATAAGAGATCAGTTGCAATAAATTCACCCATTCTAAAGTTAACTAATATACGCTTATGGGTAGCATCACTAACAGTACCTTGAGCACCAGATGTTAATCCTTCAATATTATCTCCTTGTACAATGTTACCACCAGTAAGAACTAACTTAATGTAAGTAGTATTATCTGTTGCAAGGATGGTTCCTTTATTTCCTGTAGCACCAGTCTTAACAACTTCCTCACCATTAACAAATATTTCAGGATCGCTAGTAACTGTAAGTGGTAAGTAAATGACGTTATAAAGAACCTTAGCCCAGTTATCTTGTATTCTAATAACTTCAGCATATGCACCAGTAGTATCACCGAAGAATATATCTGCAGGTTGTATACCACCAGCGATAGGTGTTGGTACATTACGCTCACCAAATGTTGATGCAGTACGTACAATACCAGTCTCATCAACTACAGATAATGTATGAACTTGACCTGCTGTTCCTGGAGATAATAATTCAATCTTATCACCATCAATGTATTCTGAAATCCATATTAGATTTTCAGTAGTATCTGGGTGAATGAAATATACTTGCTTGTCTAGTTCAGCAATAGCAGAACCTAGAACTGTGTAAGTAACACGATCATATGCTTCGAATAAATGTCCATTAGGAGCATCAATAGAACCATCAGTATTAACCATAGTTCCAACATTAAATTGGAACTTAAGGTAAGCTGTAGGTAGAGTTGATCTATTAAGTGCAACTTCAATTAAGTGGAATAACTGCCAAACCTTATGTTGTGCTGTTTCAGTAGGACGTAGTTCTCGATTCTCATATGGTACCTCTTGGTTATAAGGACCAGGATTATCTGCTTTTTGCTGAAGAACTTTAAGTACCATATCTTTAACAGCAGCAGTATGATACAACAGATATGTTCTGAAGATATTAGGGAACGCTATGAAGTTACCCTCGGCATCAAACCAACTGTTAACTAATTCGAGAGTTTTGATATTACCATCAGTAATTAAGTCATATATCAATGCTTTACGGATATTAGTTGAGAATGATTCGTCTCCTGTATATCCACCATAATTTTGCATAGTCTTGAAGTATGACTCACGATCAATATATTGATCATTAAACCATATCAATCTTGCTGCCTGACGATACATCTCAGGTGCACGACCAAGTGTCATATTAATCATATCTGCTAATGTATTAGCAGCAGATACTACGTTGTAACAAATACCACCACCAGATTGTAATGTATTATTTTGAAGTGGAGCCTGTCTAAAGACAGATTGATTAGTAAACCAATTACCATTACCTTGAGCAGCAGTGTCAATAACATTAAGTGGATAATTAAACAACTGTATTATTTGAGATCCAACAACAGCACACTCACCATTACCAGCTTGATCATAAGTTATTGTTAAATCACGAATTGCAGCACGTTCACCTGTTAGTGGCCATTCACCTGGTAGAGTTCTATTAATACCAGCAATGTATGCTTCAGGATTACTTACACCAGAACCAAACAGATTGATAGGAATATTCATCAATGTAGTAATAGCAGATGCTTCATTGCTACAACGTGCAGCACCACCACCTGTATAAGAGGTAACAGCATTACTCTGAGAACTAATGAAGGTATGAGCATAAGCACCACCAGTGTGTACTGCTGCTCTTCTAATTCCGTGAGGAGTAGCACTCACAAATGTATGAGTTGTGGTGTTAGTAGAAGGAGCAGATGCTAGAACCTGTACAGTAAATGTGTCAGTTGTGACGTTAGAAATAGTCATAACTCTATTACTGAACGGATCAGTTGGACGTGGATATGGGTGCTCAGTATTGTTACTATCTTCTAAGCAAGTAAAGACTAATGAATAATCATCAAGGATAATTCCATCACCATTACTCCATCCGTGATCAGGAACTGTAACTGTCATAATACCTGTAGCAGGTAAGTATGAAGCATTAGTTACTGTCTTCTTAGTTGGTCCTTCAAATACGTGTGTATAAATTCCACCACTACGTATTGCCATTCCCTTAGAACTTACATACTTGTGCTCATAAACTCCACCACCAAGTACTTGAGGTTTGGTGATTGAATTAGCAGCAGCAGACTGGAATACGTGAGTTGTAGTGTTTGTAGAAGGAGTTACATCTAGTACCTTCACATCAAATGTGTTAGTAGTTACATTAGAAATGCGAAGCATTCTTCCAGATGCAGGGTCACCAGGACGAGGATAAGCGTGATCTGATCCTTGACCATCTTGATCACAACGGAATGTTACTGCATTATCAGCAAGATAAATGTACTCACCTTCATAGAACTTATGGGCATCAGCGAATGATAGTGTCATAACACCTGTTGTTGGGTTGTATGCAGCACTGCTAGGTGTCCAAGTTGTCTGTTGATTGACGAAGTTATGAGTTGTAGTGTTAGAAGAAATACCAACGTTAATTGAAATTGTTCCATCAAGATGATGAATACCATTAGAAGTAGCAGATACAAACTGATGAACTGTCTTATCAAGATTAGCGTGTCCTACATATACATCAAAATCGTTTGTACCTACATTAGAAATTGGTAGATACTCATCATATGAAGGATCATTTTCTCTTGGATATGAGTGAAGTGTTTCATTATCATCTCTAGCACAAGTAAATGTGATGGAATTTTCAGCCATCTTAATACTATCTCGTGCAACTTCAAGTCCATCAGCAGTTGCAGATACAAATGTATGAGCAGTCTGGTTAGAAATTGGACCTCTACCGAAGAAATTACCAACGTTAACTTCAAATGTATTGGTACTTGCGTTAGTAACAACTAAGAAACGTTGAGATGCAGGATCACTTGATCTTGGATAAGTATGGTTTGTAGCATTACTATCCTGAGCACAAGTGAATGTTAAAGAGTTATCAGCAATTCTTACTCTGTCACCATTCTTCATTCCGTGAGCAGCACTTGTTATTCTTAACATACTGGTTGTCACATCGTAAGTAGCACCAGTTACTGTCTTTTGGAGAGAGGTAGTAAACCCGTGATTCGGTATGGTGAGATTCATCACACCAGTATTGGGGTTATACTTAGCATTGGTTACAGTATGAGTAGTGTATCCAACTTGATCAATGTTAATTCCACGCTGATAGAATGGATCCTTCTTATGAGTCATTGCAGTAGTGCTTATACCAGTATTGGTATGTGTGTAAATACCACCACCTCTGATTGCAGATCTTGTTATGCAATTAGCAGTACAAGACTTAAAGATATGTGTTGAAGTATTTGTAGAAGGTGCAGTCTCAAGAACCTTAACATTAAAGGTATCCTGAGTAACAGTATCAATTACCATCCACTTATCCCAGAATGGATCTGTTCTTCTTGGATAAACGTGATCACTAGCGTGACTATCTTTGTCACAAGTGAATGTAAGTGAGTTCTCAGCAATCTTGATCATATCACCATCGTTATAACCGTGATTAGCAATAGTCACAGTCATAACACCTGTATTAGGATTGTAATTAATATCAGTTGGTGTCTTACCTACTTGCTGTACAAACTGATGAGTTGTAGTGTTTGTAGAAGGTTGTGAAGCAAGAACCTGTACAGAAATTGTAGTAGGTGTTGTTGCAATAATAGGAACAGATGTCTGATAAGTAGGATCTCCTAAACGTGGATAGGTATGATCTGTTTGATAGTTATCCTGAGCACATCTGAAGGTTAATGAATTAGCAGCAATACGAATCTTATGATCAGTAGTAAATTCGTGCTCACCAATCTCCATCTCCATAACACCCGAAGTTGGGTTGTAACTTACAGTGATAGGTTCAAATCCTGTGGTTGGTGTTTTACCAACTTGAACTTTAAATGTATTTGCCTGTACATCCTCGACTGGTAACCAATTACCGTAAGTAGGATCAGTAGCACGTGGATATGTGTGGCTGGAACCATTGTTATCCATTGTGCAAGTAAATGTAAATGCATTTAACTCAAACTTAACGAAGTCTCCATTAGAGTATCCGTGGTTGTTCATTGTTAGAAGCATATATCCAGTTTCAGGATCATATGATACTGCTGTAGGTGCAGTTACTACAGTATTTGCTCTTGGATAAGTATGATTTGTCTGGTTGCTATCTAATCCACAAGTAAATGTTAATGAATCAGGTGAAATTCTAATATTGTCGTGCCTGTTAAAGTAATGGTTACCTATACCAAGTACCATTGTACCTGTAATTGGGTTGAAGTTAGCAGTAGAAACTGTATGTCCAGTTGAAGGAGTAGCACCAACGTTAACAGTAACCCATCCAGTCTGTTCTTTTAATCCACCAGCAGTAGCACCAACAAATGTATGAGCAAAGTTACCACCAGCAGAGATACCAACATTAACAGTGAATGTATTGGCATCAGGTGTTGATAGAACTTCTAACCAATGTCCTGCTTCTGGATCATCTGCTCTTGGATATGTGTGGTTAGAAGCGTTGCTATCCTTAGTACAATTAAATGTAATTGAATTAAGATCAAACTTAACTAAAGTAGGAGCAACGTGAATACTATTACTATTAGATGCTTCGAATACGTGAATACTCTGATCAGAGATAGCACCACCTAAAGCATTTGATCCAACATTAACTGTGAATCTATTTCTAGATGCTTTCTTAACTATTAAGTAAGTTCCTGATGCAGGGTCAGTTGATCTTGGATATGGGTGAGTTGAACTGTATTGGTCTTTAGAACATCTGAATGTAACAGCACCATCATCCATCATTACACTATCACCAACAGCAAGTTTATTGTCTGCAGAATAAACTTCTAAATCACCTGTTGCTGGATCAAACTTAGCAAAGGTTGGTGATATTGTACGCTTAGACTGGAATCCGTGACTATTAATAGTTGCAGTTAATACACCACTTGTAGGAGTATAAGTTGCACCAGTAATAGTATGAGAGTTAGAACTTGACTCTTTTATTTTTAAAGCAGTGTTTCTAGCAGGGTCAGTTAGACGTGGATAAACGTGCTCTGAAGCGTGACTATCCATATCACAGGTGAATGTTAATGCTTCATCTGCAATCTTAATAGTAGTACCATCGATTAACTTATGAGCACCAACCTTAATCATCATATCGCCAGTTTCACCATCATAATTAGCATCACCAACGCTATAGAATACAGCAGGTGTTGTACCAACGTTAACAGTAACAGAACCAGATTCTAGTTCTACACCATCATCCTCAGCAGAAATAAACTTATGACTGTAATTACCACCAGTAGTTACACAATTATTTGTAGCAGATATAAATGTATGCTGAGTTACGTTAGTAGATGGAACAACTGGTAAAACGTTTAAAGTAATAGAAGTAGCAGTTGTACCTGTAATTTCTAAAGAGTTACCATATACAGGGTCTTTAGATTTAATAATACAGTTAGTTTCAGCACGAACGAATGTGTGAGTGTAGTTACCACCTGTTGTTATACAAGCAGGTACTGCTTCCTTAAAGATATGAGCAGTTGTATTAGAAGAGATACCAACATTAACTGTAATAGTATTATCCTTTTTAATAATTCCGTTAGATAGACCAGAAACAAATGTGTGAGTTGTAGTATTTGAAGATGGAATAGCATCTAATACTTGTACACTAAATGTAGTTGCATTTGGAACAGTACTAACTCTAATCCACTTATCACTAATTGGATCAGTTGCTCTTGGATAAGCGTGGTTAGAATTATTACTATCTTCTAAGCAAGTAAAGGTTACTGCACCATCTCTTAACTTAACATAATCTCCAACAACTAATCCGTGATTAGCAGATGTTGTTACCTCAAGAATACCTGTAGTTCCACTGTAAGTAGTACCACTCGCAGCAGTCATTGGAGTACCTTCGTACTTAATGTTAACTGATGAATCGTATGTTTGGTCTTTCTTAGCAGTTAGAGAACCAGCAGTTGAAGAAACATAAGCGTGTGTGTAAATACCACCAGCTCTTACAACACATCTCTCAATACTATTAGCAACAGCACTTACAAAGTTGTGAGTTGTAGTATTGGTTGAAGGTACATTCTCTAGAACTTGAATACTAAAGGTATTAGCATCAATGTATGTGATAGGAATAAACTTATTAGATACAGGATCTTTTGGTCTTGGATATGAGTGATTAGTTTGATCACTATCTTGACCACAAGTAAAGGTTACAAAGTTATCATCAACTTTAATATGATCTCCATTTACCATACCGTGTCCAGTAACAGTAAGAGACATAACACCTGTTGATGGGTTATATGATGCTCCAGTTGGAGTTAACTTAGTAGGAGCCTGCCAAGTATGAGCAGTTGTGTTAGTAGATGGTTGTGAACTTAGAACCTGAACTGTAATTGT